CGTTAAGACCCATCACACTATATACTTGATACTATAGTGTTAGGTGACACCACTCGGAGGTCGAAATGGCAAGACGTAAAAGAGACAATAGACAACCCACAGTTGAACTTGACTTGTTGCGCGATCTCACAAAGCCGATCGCTAGCCCGCTAGGGCTGCACCCCACGCCGCTTAGGCGTGAGGTCTTGACCCTCGAAGACCGACGAAGGTACAATCCAAACAGGCAGCACGCCCCCGCCGCTGCTGCCCGCTCCGGGGACAGGCGGTTAACCCCCGTTCCGCCCCCCGGAGCCCTTACCAGAATAAATTTCGCAAAACCAAATAATGTCGCAATATGCGTACGTAGAAAAATACGTAAAGAGGTAATACACGCAAAACGAATAGCAGGAAAACGCGGATTAGCAGGAGGTAAATGGAACTGGCACTCTAAAGTAGGATGTAAATAATGTTAGACTGGTTAGCGCCGGTACTCGGCGGAGCAGGAAAACTCTTAGACTTCTTCGGAAGTAAAAGCCAAGCGGATAAAAATATACAGTTACAAAAAGACTTCGCGCAGCAGGGAATAAGGTGGAAAGTAGCAGACGCAAAAGCAGCAGGAATACACCCACTATACGCATTAGGAGCGCAAACGCATAGTTTCGCTCCTGTTTCAGTAGGAAGTAATTTCGGCGATATGGGACAAGACATAAGCCGAGCAATAAACGCAACGCGAACGCAGGAGGAAAAAGACGACGCATACACGGCGTCAATAAAAACTTTGGATCTACAGAATAAAAGCTTACAGAATGACTTGTTAGCGTCTCAAATTAGAAAACTTAACGCGGCAGGAACAGGACCGCCGTTACCATCATCGGAAAAAGCAGAAAGCCCACAACGGACAGTAGGATTAAGAACGCCGGAAGGGCTAATAATTACTAATCAGAATATGTCAGATCAACAGGCGTTCGAAGATCGTTATGGAGAAGTAGTAGGCGAGTTCTACGGATTACGCAATTGGTACAACGAAGTAGGTAGGCCGTGGATACAACAGGAGTTGGGAAAAGACCCGTGGCGATATAACAAAGATTACAGGAGGTACTAGATGGCATTTCGCAGGCGTAGACGCAGGTTCGGTGGAGGTCGTAGAAGGTTTAGTAGGAGAGGCAGATCAGGCAGGATGCGGATCGGCTTCAGGATGTAAATGGTAGTATGTGATAATCCTTACGTTGCAAACGGGTGCGTACTTCCCTGCGGGAAGTGCGTACCTTGCTGTTATAAGAAGAGGCGAATATGGGCACACAGAATGATGTTAGAAGGGAAATCCCATGCAGAGAACGCATTTGTTACGTTAACGTACTCGGACAAACATATAGTGTACGTGTCCGAGGAGAATCTTATGAAACCTACGTTAGTTCGCGTACACTTGCAGCTGTTTCTGAAGCGGTTAAGGAAGCGATTAGCGCCACAACGGATTAGATTTTATGGAGCCGGGGAGTATGGAGACAAAACAGATCGACCGCACTATCACCTTGCGTTGTTCGGCATGCCAACGTGCAAGCGTGGTGCTACAGAAGTTCGTACACAGTATAGAGATGAAAAAGGAAACATCGGTCCATGTTGTTCGGTGTGCACTTTACTGTGCAATTTGTGGGAAAGAGGGAACGTATATGTGGGACAGTTTGAACCACGAACCGCTAGTTATGTGGCCAAGTATCTCTCAAAACGGCAAACGTGGGAAGAAAACGATCCACGTTGCAGACCATTCAGTCGTATGTCCCTCAAACCAGGGATCGGATATCAATTCCTAGACGAAGTCGCTTCTAGATTAATGGAAGACGATATAGGAGAGCTCGCAGACGTACCTATCGGATTACGGCACGGAAAAATAATATGGCCTTTAGGCACTTATTTAAGGCGCAAACTAAGGGAAAGGATAGGTAGAGATGCAAAGATACCGGAGGAAGTATTACAGCAATGGTTCAACGACATGCAGCCTTTGCGCGACTATGCGAAAGTACATGCGACGCGTGGCCAATATGAAAATACGATACGCGGCGCGATAATGGACGTTACAGAAGGTAAACGAATACAGCTTAGGAGGAAGGGATGAAGAGAAGTAAATTCTCACTATCAAACTACAAACTATTCTCTTGTGATATGGGAGAGCTAGTACCTTGTGGATTGGTGGAAGTATTACCAGGGGATACGTTACAGCAGGCAACTACTGCACTGGTTAGAGCCGCGCCACTATTGGCGCCGGTTATGCACCCAGTGCATTGTAGAATTCACCATTGGTATGTTCCCCATAGGCTAGTCTGGGAAGATTTCGAAGACTTTATTACGGGTGGCCCGGATGGAATGGACGCAACAGTTTATCCGACAATTACTATCGGAGGCGGCACGGGTGCTGCCGTTGGTTCTCTTGCTGACTATTTGGGTGTTCCTACTGGTGTTAACAATATCGAAGTTTCAGCATTACCTTTCCGTGGGTACGCAAAGATATGGAATGAGTGGTATAGAGACGCTGACTTACAGACAGAACTTGTTATCTCAGAAGCTTCAGGAGCAGACTCAACCACTTCAACAGCCTTGCAGAATGTCGCATGGGAAAAGGACTATTTTACTAGCGCAAGACCATGGGAACAAAAAGGACCAACTATCACACTGCCAATTGGAGAGGCAGTAGATGTTACGAAAAAGCCAACTTCAGGAGCAATTAACGTAGGTAAGCTCGTTGTCTCAGCTACAGGTGTAGCAGTCGCACAAGCGGACTCACTACAAACTAAAGCAACAGGGAATCTCACTAGAAATACAGGAACGCCAGACCTAACGTATGATCCAAATGGTTCACTTGAAGTAGACCTATCAGATGTATCCGCAGTTACTATTACAGCACTTAGGGAAGCTCTGGCACTACAACGCTATCAGGAGGCACGCGCACGATATGGCAGCAGATACGTCGAATACCTCAGATACCTCAACGTCCGTAGTAGCGATGCTAGATTACAGCGCCCTGAATATCTTGGTGGAGGTAAGCAAACCATCCAATTCAGTGAAGTACTACAGACTGCGGAGGGGACAAACCCAGTGGGAGAATTGCGGGGTCATGGAATTGCCGGAGTACGTTCGAACAGATATCGGAAATTTTTTGAAGAGCACGGGTATGTCTTTACATTCCTCTCAGTTAAGCCCAGAACAATCTACGCGCAGGGCCTCTCTCGTACTTGGAACCGCCGCTTAAAAGAAGACTTTTGGCAGCAGGAACTGCAACATATCGGTCAACAGGAGGTTCTAAATAAGGAAATATACGCAGCTCACGCCAGCCCGGATGGCGTCTTCGGTTATCAGGATCGGTATGATGAATACCGTAGGACAGAAAGCACTATCGCAGGAGAATTTAAATCGACGCTGGATTTCTGGCACTTCGCAAGAATATTCAGTTCTTCACCTGCACTTAATGCAACTTTTGTTTCGTCAGTCCCTACAGATCGCACGTTCGCAGTACCATCTGAAGACGTGCTTTATGTAATGGCTAATCATAACGTACAGGCAAGACGACTAGTCTCGAAAACAGGCGCAAGCTGGACATTCTAACATGAGGAGAAAACTTTATGGCACGAGGTCCTTTGCGGGGCAAAGAAGTAGACGCAGAAATAAGTACAGGAAAACGTGGTCGCTACTTGGACGACCGGCGACGCGAAATACCGGATCCCAAGCCTTTAGCGCCCCCCCTGGGATACAAACGCGAACCTTCGCTAGCGGAGCGAATACGGGAAATGGTCAGGGGAGAACGTTTAGCGGCAGAGGCTAGAGCATCAGGAAAGGAAACATTTGAAGAAGCGGATGATTTCGCTATCGACGATGAATTTGATCCGAATTCGCCGTACGAGGAAGACTTTGATCCGCCTCCAACGTGGGAAAGTCACGGCGAAAAACTTGGAGAAGCACTAGCAATCGGTATGAAAAGGTACGAAACCAAACTAAAAGAGGAAGAGGAAAAAAAGAGCAAAAAGGAGAAAGAAAAACAACCGGCTGACCCAGTTCCCCCTAAGCCGGAATAAAACTAGGGGGGCGTTAGCCCCCCTTTTCTTATACTTCAATATACGTAACCCCCATACGCTGCACATGTTGGAGTTTCAAAAGCAGGTTACTCAGGAGGTACTTATCAGTAGGGGTTAATCCCTTGCTCTCGTTAAAATGGGTAAGAGCAGCCTTAATGGCGTTTCTCTCAACTTCAGTAAAGGTATGTCTGATGAGCTTAGGCATTGGTAAATCCTTTCTTGTTTCACTTACAATTATAATACTATCTCAACTTCTTATTGTTAGTCTAATCACTTTCTATTACAAATAATTACCTATCAGGATCACCGGAGCCAGCCCTTACAAAGCGAAGCGGGCTGGCGTAGGGGATCACTGGTGAAGCCCCACTTAGGTTAGGGATCG